AGGGCCCAATTTTTCTCTCCACAATTTCTCAAGTTATCCACAGATTTCTGGGGATAACCTTTGGCGACGTAAAAAGTTATCCACAAGCAGTGTGGATTGGTTTAGGTGGTGGTCACGTTGAGTGAAATTTTGGATGCTGCGCAAAGCGGTGATCGGCGTGCGACCCTCGAGGCTTTGCGTGACCAGATCGCTTTGGTGATCGACGCACCTTCTACGACTGGTGCGGAGTTGGCTTCGCTTGCACGGCAGATGATTGTGGTTACTGAGATCCTTGAGGGGATTTCTGATGGGCAGGCGGTGAATCTTGTTAATGACCTCGCAGCTAAACGAGCTTCTCGGAAGCCAGGTGCCAACTCATCTGGTCGTGCCGCCGTCGGCGGTTAGTTCTGCTGGTGCGGAGGCGGTTGAGCTCGCTGCGCTTGCCGGCCTGTTTCTTGATCCGTGGCAAGAGTTGGTGTTGCAGTCTGCGTTGTCGGAGCGTGCTGATGGGCGGTGGGCTGCGCTCGAGGTTGGTCTTGTGGTTCCACGCCAGAATGGCAAGGGGTCGATCCTTGAGGCTCGTGAGCTCGCAGGAATGTTCTTGCTCGGTGAAGAGCTCATCCTTCACAGCGCTCATGAGTTTAAGACTTCGCAGGAGGCGTTCCGCAGGGTTCGTTACCTGATAGAAAATTGTGATGACCTTGACCGGATGGTGAAACGGGTTCGCACGTCGAATGGTGAAGAGGCCATTGAGTGTAAGAATGGTTCGAGGTTGCGGTTTGTTGCTAGGTCTTCTGGGTCTGGTCGTGGGTTCACTGGTGATTGCATCATTTTTGATGAGGCTTACAAGTTGTCGGCGGCGATGATGGCGGCGTTGTTGCCTACTTTGTCTGCGAGACCTAACCCGCAACTCTGGTATACGACGAGTTCACCGCCTGAGATTGATGAGTTTTCGGAGCAGATCCGGCGCACGAAGGTGCGTGCGATGTCTGATGACCCTGGTCGTTTGTGTTGGGTTGAGTGGTCTTCTGATCTGGCTGATGATCCTGCTGATCCTGCGGTGTGGGCTGCAGCGAATCCTGCGTTGGGACGCAGGATTGACCCGGAGTTTGTTGAGGCTGAGCGGCAGACAATGCCCACCGAGGCGTTTGCTGTTGAGCGTCTTGGGGTGTGGAAGTCGCAGAGTTTGAGTGCGAAGATCCCGTTGCATGCTTGGGAAGCTGTGCAGGTTGATGTGTCTCCTGGCACTGATGGTGTTGTGTTCGGTGTGGATTTGCCACCTGATCGTTCGTCGGTTTCGGTTGCTGCGTGTTCGCCAGCTGATGACGGGTTTGCTGTTGAGCTTGCGGATCGTCGGCCCGGTACTGATTGGCTGATCCCACGTTGCATCGAGCTTGCTGATCGTTATGAGGGTTGTTCGTTTGTGATTGATGGTGTTGGGCCCTCGGCGGGTTTCATCACCGATCTGCAGAACCTTGGTTTGACCGTGCGGACCACATCAGCCCGTGAGTACTCCGAGGCGTGCACAAGGTTGTTTGATGCTGTGATGGCTAAGAGTGTTACGCACACTGGGCAGTCGGAGCTTGTCGCTGCGGTGATGGGCGCTAACACTCGCAAGCTTGGCGATTCGTGGGCGTGGTCGAGAACGTCGAGCAGTGTTGATATTTCACCGCTGGTTGCTGTGACGTTAGCTTTGTGGGGTTGCGCTACTGCTCGGGAGGCTCCTGAGCCTACGTTGCCACAGGTGTTCGCATACTAGAAAGGGCGGTGCCAATGTTTAAAGATGCTCTTGCGACCGTTCTGGAGATCGCTGGGATTATGGCTGTTTGTGTTGCAGTGTTTTTGGTGTCACCGATCATGGCCCTTGGTGTTGCTGGCGTGTGTTTGTTCGTTGTGGGCTTTCTGATTGATGGTGCCTGATGGGTTTCTTTAAACGTGAGCAGCGTGCGATCACACCGGATTCGATTATCGCTGCGGTGAATCAGATGCGTATGCGGACTGGTGCGCCAATCGTTGATGCCAATAGTGCGATGCGGTTGGCTGCAGTGTGGGCGTGCGTTCGCCTGTTGGCTGGTGTGGGTTCGACGTTGCCGTTGGATCAGTACCGTGATGGTCCTGGCGGTCGTACACAGTTGCCGGCTAGTTCGCTGTTTCGTGCGCCTGCACCGAACGTGAATATCACCACATGGTTGTACCAGCTGTGGAGCTCGTTGTTGTTGGACGGCAACGCTTACGGCTTGGTTACTGAAACTGGTGTTAACGGGTTCCCTGTCACAGTTGAGATCCTCGACCCGGCCACCGTCCAGTGGCGGCACGTTGACGGCGAGTGGACCACACAGATTAACGAGAAGCGCATCAACCGTTGGCCTAACGGGCCTTTGTGGCACATGCCAATGTTTGTGATGCCTGGTATGCCGATGGGGTTGAGCCCGATCAGCAGTGCCAAACAGGCTATCGGTTCAGGCATCAGCGCTGAGCAGTTCGGTGCGCAGTTCTTTAACAGTGGCGGCAATCCTAACGCCATCATCTACTCCGACTCTGAGCTCACACCTGAGCAGGCACAGGGCATCAAGGGTGCGTTCATCAATGCCACACAAGGCAACCGTGAACCAGCAATCATGGGTTCAGGTTTGAAGTATGAGCGTGTGCAAATCAGCCCTGACGAATCACAATTTTTGGATTCGCAACGGTTTACGGTTGAGCAGATCGCACGCATCTATGGCATACCACCGGAGCTTGTCGGTGCCGCCACATCTGGTAGCTCGGTTACGTATGCGAACCGTGAGCAGCGTGCAGCGGACTGGTTGTCCTTTGGGCTGATGCCGTACCTGATCCCGATTGAGGATGCGTTGTCAACGCTCGTGCCAAAGAATGAGCGGGTCAAGTTTAACGTTGACGGCCTGCTGCGCTCCGACCTGAGCACACGTTACGCAGCGCATGCTGTTGGTATTAGTTCTGGTTTCCTCACAGTTGACGAGGCTAGGGCGTATGAGGATCTGCAGCCGCTGTCAGATGTAGCGCTGGAAGAGGATTCGATTGCGGGTGCAAGGCAGATCGCTGAGATTATTCAGAAGGTCTATCTGGGTGTAGGCATTGTGGTGACTGCTGATGAAGCACGCACCATTGCCAACCAGGCTGGTGCAGGGCTGGTGGGTTCACTGCCAGTGGAACCTGCACCACAGGTGATTGCCTGATGCCTTGGCATGTGGTGGAAGAAGATGCGGGCTGTTCTGTTTCTGAACCGTGGGGTGTTCGCAAAGATGATGACAATTCATTAGCAGGCTGCCATGGCAGCAGAGCAGAAGCAGTTGATCAGATCGCAGCACTGTATGCATCTGAAGCTGACAGGAGCACACGAATGATTGATCTGGAAATGTATCCGTTGAGCCCACGCCAGAAGGCGCAGTACGAAAGTACTGAGTCGATTGTTGAGGTGTTCGGCCAGTACGATCAGACTGCTGGTGCTGATGGCTGCGGCTATCAGGCAGAGTCTGAGCAGGCCAGTGATGGCATTGCTTGTGCTAACTGCGTGTTCTTCATGGACGGCATGTGTGAGGTTGTGAGCGGTGAGATCGCTGCGGCTGGTTTGTGCAAGCTGTGGGTGATCCCTGCAGGTTTGCTTGAGGGTGAACCTGAACCAGAGGTTGAGCCTGAACCTGTGGTTGAGGTTGAGCCTGAACCTGTGGTTGAGATTGATGGGTTTAAGCGTGGTGTGAAACCTGAGCGTGAGGTGCGCAAGCTTGAAAAGCTTGAGGTGCGTGCAACCCCTGATGGTGGTGCGATCCTTGAGGGTTACGCAACTGTTTACGATTACGCTTACAACATTGGTGATGTTGACCGTGGCGGGTTCACTGAAATCATTGCCGCTGGTGCCGCAACGAAATCGGCTGCAGAAGCTGATGTGCGTTTGCTGATCAACCATGAGGGTATCCCGTTGGCACGCACCAAGTCTGGGACGATGACGCTCACATCTGATGATATTGGTTTGAGGGTTATGGCCGAGCTCGACCCGTCTAACCCTGTGAGCGCTTCGTTGCGTTCTGCGATGGAACGTGGCGACATGGACCAGATGTCTTTTGCGTTTCGTGTTCTGCGTGACGAGTGGAACGATGATTACTCGATGCGCAAAATCTATGAGTTGAAACTGTTTGATGTTTCAATGGTGACGTACCCGGCGAACCCTGCCACGGTGGCGAAGGTTCGTAACGATGCGCAAGTTTCCGAGCAGGCTTCAGGTCGTTCGGTTGAGATGGCGAAACGCCAGCTCGCAGCAATACCAGCACGCCGGTAACAAGCCGGAACGCATGCCGCCTCCTGGCACATGCAGTCCACTTGAAG